AAATACGGACGCACCTCTGAACACCCAGCTAACCAGCAGGCGATAGCAAATATTGTCTACGCAAATCGAATGGGTAACGGTTATCCGGGTTCAAATGACGGCTGGAATTATCGCGGTCGTGGCCTGATTCAGATCACCGGCCGTGATAATTACCGCGATTGCGGCGCGGGATTGAAAACCGATTTGTTGCTTGTTCCTCAACTACTGGAACAGGACGAATACGCCGCCCGGTCGGCTGCATGGTTTTATGTTTCTAAAGGCTGCCTGAAGCGCACTGGCGATATTACTGCTGTTACGAAAATCATCAATGGTGGCACAAATGGCCTTGATGACAGAAAATCCCGCTACGAAAAAGCGAAATCGGTGCTGGCATGATTACCCTGGCTGATATCAAAGCCTCATGGCGCTGGCTAATGCTGGCGGTCGTGGTGGTTGTTATTGCGGTGTTGTGCATCCTGTTGGCAAATAGCCGCGCTGACGTCGCTACGCTGAAGAATGATAATGACGTTCTGCGCAGTGACAACACCCTGCAGGGGACGGTTATCGCTGCTCAGGCTTTCAATTTCAACCGGTTTAACCAGGTGGCCGATAACGCCAGCCGGCTTAACTCACTGATTGATGCCAGCTCTGATAAAACTGTTATTGAGTACCGGGAGATTCTCCGCCGTGAAAAAACCTGTGATCTGCCTGTTCCTGCTGATGTCGCTGGTGGGCTGCTCAGCTACGCGAACAATTTACGTGCCAGCGCAATGCACACCGATTCCGGGAACGCTGACGCAGCCGGTGATAGCACCACTACCACCAGCGCGCTGACGTATTGCCAGGCTGTTCTCTGGATCAAGCCGCTGCTGGCCGCTATCGAAAAAGCGAATAACCAGCTGGCTGGGATACGTGAAATAGAGAAAACCAGAGCCTCGCAATAGCGGGGCTTTTTTCTGCGCCTCGTACGCGCATTTCAGAGAGTCTTTCAGTAGTGAGCCTGAGGAGCATCGTTAAAGGTGGCGACCTCTCTCGGGCGGTGCTCCTGTACGACAGGCTCACACCTTAAAGGAAACGCAATGAAGAAATTTATCACTGATGCAGCAACAAAAATAACTTTTTACGCGCTGCTCGCCGCTTTGCTTTTTGCTGTTACTACAGGTGCCGGTTCTTTATTGAGAGTGGTTGCCGCCGCCTACTGGGTGATCGTATTGCTTGGCGCGGTAGTTGGTTTGTTAGCTCTCATTATTACGTTTGGTGTCGAGTATTCAAAGGATGATAAGTCCCGGCGGGGGGGTATTGAATACCTTGAACGCTTTGCTAAGCGCAAGAACGCAATAGCGAGAGTATGGGGATGGTTCTGCCTGGTGCTTGGAGCTTCCACGCTTGCATACGGTGGGTGGGTGTTTACAGCGGTAGCCTACGTAATAGCGTCATTGTTTGTGCGCCTGTGCTGTTCGCTTGCTCGTGATAAGGTCGAGAAACTAACCGAAAAAGAGGTGGCTTGATGGCTCGCTTAAATGTCGAAGTAATCCCGCCGAGTAATGAGCAAATAAACCAGGTGATTGAAGAAATAAGCCGGAAATACGCACGTAAGCCACTTACACCTCAGATCGAAGGCGAGCTCCAGCGTGAAGCCGCTCGACTGGTGCGCCGGTTTACAAAAACGAAAGTAACGCTGGTCCGATAAATTCATTACAAAAGCCATTCACCGAGTGGCTTTGATAATGTTTTTTTAGTGAGGATTGTTCAGTATGGCGTCGATAAAAGAATCCACTGATGCCAATGGACAATCAAAATATTACGTCCACTGGAAGGATGATAAATCTGGTCATGGACGCCGCCGCATTTTTAAGAATATTGATGATGCCGCACATCTTTTCTGGCAAAAACAGAATATCGAGCTGGATTGTCGAACTGCCAGCTGGACCGGAATAGACCATTCCTGGACTTTCCGAAAGTTAATCCTGTTTTATCTGGGGTATCAGGCCGGCAAGCTGGAAAAAAATATCATTCGGTTGTCGTCATATACGAAATGCCGTCACGATCTACTCGCTGTAGACGGGCCGATACTGGAAAAAAATATTCTCCATATCAGCCATCGCGATATCGTTGATTCGGTACGCACCGGCTGCCATCGCTGGATCCGTTCGGCTTTCTTCCTGCTGGTGGAAAAGCGGCTCATCACTTTTAACCCTGTTGACCGTCCCGCGCGCCGGAAGCGTCGACCCATCACCATACCGCCATCATCATCGGTCAGGGAGCTACTGAATAACGCGCCAGTTCGTGAGCGTATCGCGTGCTGGCTCGGGATTTGTGGCCTGCGCATCGGTGAGGCTCTGGCGGTTACTTATAACGACGTGTCAGCCGACTGGATCGACATCCGGGGGCATGTTGTTGACGGCGTTATACATGAGGGGCTGAAAAGAGGCGTGGAGCGCCGGGTAAGGATGCCGCGTGAGCTTTTCGCGTTGCTGGATAAAAGTAAACTCGGTACCTCTGAGCCTCTTATCTGCAACCAGTTTACCGGCGCATGCCTCGCTACCAGCTACGGCACTCAGGGCGTTCTCGTCAGAACCCTGAACGACTATGGCATTAAACGATTCCATCATCTTCGCCACTTTGCTGTATCTCGCCTGGCAAACAAAGGCGTCGATATTCTGAAGGTATCCCGGCTTATTGGGCATTCGAACATCAAAACCACAATGGACGTTTACGGTCACCTGTTCGGTGAAGTGGTGGAGATGGATTTGGACTGAGTTATCCACATAGTGGAAATATTAGGACGATCCACTATCTCCCCATTCTGCGCGGCCTCCGGGCATCAAATCGCAGTTTTTACGGAAAATCGATAACTCCGCATTTTTTGACGTTTTTAATTCCGCACTTAAACCCAGCAGGCTTGCGGCCCCGGAGCAGATTTTTTCTCAGAATTATTCCGCACGCAAAATGCGGAAAAATAATTTTGAACAAAATATAAACAGCACTCGATTTCAGGTAAGCGTATGGCCCGTAAAAATAGCTTTAAGAAGGCCTACGTCGGTATCGTTATTGATATGGCTCTGGCCCGTAACAAGATCTCAAACCGCATGGTTGCCCAGCGACTGGAAATTGACGAGGCGACTATCCGCAACTGGCGCAAGGAACATGCCGACTTTAATCGTGCCTTTACCGAGGCCCGCGAAGTTCTGATGGAAAAGATTAACAACGTTGCAGGTAAAAGCCTGGACGTTAGGAAACGAAAGATTGTCACCAAATCCCCTGATGGACTGAAAACCACCGTCGAGGATGTTTTGCCAACGCACAATGATGTTGCGGTGTTTGCCAAAGCTCTTGGACTCGGCCGCAGTGTTTATGGGGAAGAGGACCGTCAGCGTGATGTGCTTCGTGAGGTGATGAAGCACAAGGTAGACGGTAAATACACCGCGCTACAGGCGGCGCAGCTGCTTGAGGCTGAGGGGATAAAGGTTCCGGCAACTCTGCTTATGGAGCTGGGAGCACCAAAAATTTTCGAATCGTTCAACAATATGGACGAGGCAGCCAAAGCCGACGCGGCGAACCTGTCCCCGCATGAGGCCGCAGATATCTACAAAAAATTCATGGGCTGAAAATTGTAAAAACAGGCGTTTCGAACCGAAAAAACGCTATGCACTTTTTGCCCCGTTTTATGCACGTTTTATTCATCCCGATTTGACCACTTTTCTGTTCAAAACAGAGGCTTCACGCCGTTTGCGTGATGGGTGCTGTTGCGCCAGTGCGGGTAACGACCATTATGTTAAATCGGGGCATTTTTAAGGAATTTATCTGTGCCGATCCCGTTCCCCTTTGACTTCCGAAAACCGGACTATACCGCCGTGTTTGAGTGGAGAATGGAGAGGCTGGAGCGGATCAGGAAAGCGCCTGAGATGCTTCCGGCGCTCCGTGAGTTTTACCGTACCAACCCGGCCCAGTTCATCATTGACTGGGGCATGACGACGGACCCGCGTAACCTCGATTATGGTCTGCCTGCCACCATCCCGTTTTTGCTGTTCCCCCGCCAGGAGGAATGGATTAACTGGATCATGGACAGGCGCGCCAGTCTTGAGCATGGGCTGACAGAAAAAAGCCGCGAAATGGGGCTGAGCTGGACCTCTATCGGTCTGGCCTGTTCGCTCTGCCTGTTCAACAAAGAAATGGTGATCGGGTTTGGTTCACGTAAAGAGGAATATGTCGACAGTACCGGCGACCCGAAAGCACTGTTCTGGAAAGCGCGTAAGTTTGTCGAGCTGCTGCCAGTAGAATTTCGTGGTTCATGGAGTGACAAAAAACATGCTCCTTACATGCGCGTGGAGTTCCCGCAAACGGGCGCGGTCATTAAGGGAGAGGCTGGCGATAACATTGGCCGTGGTGACCGTACCACGCTTTATTTCGTGGATGAGTCTGCATTCCTCAAACGGCCATTACTCATCGATGCAGCGCTCTCTCAGACGACCCGCTGCCGTATAGACCTCTCATCCGTCAACGGCATGAATAACCCGTTTGCCCGTAAGCGCCACAGCGGAAATATCCCGGTGTTTACGTTCCACTGGCGCAGCGACCCGCGCAAAGATGATGAGTGGTACCGCAACGAATGTCTGAAAATTGATGATCCGATTATCGTTGCTCAGGAACTGGACCTGAACTACAGCGCATCCACAGAGGGGATTCTCATTCCTTCTGAATGGGTTCAGGCTGCCGTCGACGCGCATATCAAACTGGGTATTCAGCCCAGCGGCCAGCGCCTCGGCGCAATGGATATCGCAGACGAAGGGAAAGACAAAAACGGCTTTTCTTGCCGCTATGGCTTCCTTCTGCAGAACGTTCACGAATGGTCTGGCATTGGCAGCGACATCTACGCCTCTGTCGTTAAATCGTTTGGGTACTGTGACGATTACGGTCTGGATGAGTTCCGTTTCGATGAGGACGGTCTGGGCGCGGGTGCACGTGGCGATGCTCGCGTGATAAACGAGCTCAGGCAGGCTGAAGGCCGGGGAACAATCACAGCTACGCCTTTCCGTGGTAGCGGTAGCGTATTCGATCCTGAAGATGAAGCCGTTCCTGGTGATAACGGTAAAGCGGCGCGCCTGAACAAAGATTTCTTCGCGAACGCGAAAGCACAGAGCTGGTGGCATCTTCGCAAGCTGTTTCGGAACACCTTCCGCGCGCTGAACGGGATGGACTACAACCCCGACGAAATCATTTCGATAAGCAGCGAGATAGAAAATATTGACCGTCTGCTGATGGAGCTTTCACAGCCTACGTGGTCGAAAAACGCTGTCGGTAAAATCCTCGTGGATAAACAACCGGAAGGCACAAAATCGCCGAACCTCGCCGACGCCGTGATGATTAACTACGCGCCGATGGATTCCTCTCTTGATAATTGGGCCAAACTGGCCGGAGCGTGACATGTCCCGAAAGAAACGCCAGAACGGCGCACAACAGCCCGTTAGGACATCTGACGGGTACAATAACCTCAGGGCTAACCTCGGAAATAACACCAACAATATCCAGACGGGCGGAACATACACTCCCGGCTACATCAGCCGTAACAGGGTGATGCTGGAGTTTGCGTATCGTTCATCGTTCCTCGTGGGCGCCGGTGTGGATGCGATGGCCGATGATATGACCCGCAAGGGGATTAACATCAGCTCAAAGCTGAAACCCGGACAAAAGGGCAAGCTCGAAACCTTCTGGGATGAGCTCGCTATATGGGATGGGCTTAACGATAACCTCAAATGGTCCCGATTGTATGGTGGCGCGGTGCTGGTGGTCCTGCTTGAAGGGCAGGATATGTCCTCCCCGCTGAAACTGGATCGCATCAAAGAGGGGCAGTTTAAGGGCGTGATGAGCCTTGACCGCTGGATGGTTAACCCGAGTTATTACGATCTCGTTACCGATTACGGTCCCGATTTTGGGAAACCGAAATATTACAAGGTAATCACGAACCAGCAGGGGATTCCCCCCTGGAAGATTCACCATAGCCGCGTTATCCGCATGGAGGGCGATACGCTTCCTTTCCAGCAGGCCCAGACGGAAAACGGCTGGGGGATGTCTGTTGTGGAGCGTATTTTCGAGCGTATCGAGGCGTTTGATACTGCGACGGTCGGCACCACTCAGCTGATCCACAAAGCGCATCTGCGGACCTACAGTATTGAAGACCTGCGCAAGATTCTTGCTACCGGAGGCGACCTTGAAAAGGCGCTGATGAAGCACCTGGACATGATACGTCAGTTCCAGACCATCGAAGGCATGACCATCATGGATGGTAAGGATAAGTTCGAAACCCACAGCTATACCTTTGCGGGTATCGCCGATGTCCTTCTGCGCTTTGCTGAGCAGGTTTCCGGCGCGACGGGAATTCCTCTTGTCCGTCTGTTCGGGCAGTCCCCTGCAGGTTTCAACACCGGCGACGGCGATCTGGAAAACTACTACAGCCGGGTTAACTCGCTGCAGGAGAGACGCTTACGCCGCCATATCCGCTGGCTGCTCGATATCTCCTGGCGTTCTCTGTTCGGTGAACCACTACCTGACGATTTTACTTTCGAGTTTAACAAGCTCTGGGAGATGTCAGACGTGGACCGCGCAACGATGGCGAACAATGTTGTAACTGCACTCGGTACCGCCGTTCGTGACCTCGGGATGCCACCTGCAGCAGCGCTTAACGACCTCAGGAACATTTCTGATGTGATTGGCATCGGTGGTTCTATCACTGACGAGGACATAGAAGATGCGAAGGCCCAGTGGGAGGAGGATGAACCTGAAACCATCCCTCCGCCGCCGTTCGGAGATCCAGTATCGAAAAAGCCTGTTGGCGATAGCAAACCAGATAGGGCAGATCGTCGATGGTACCTACGATGGTTCACAGATCAGCGCTGACAGCATTTCGAAAACGCTGGTGGACTATTCCGAGGTAATCAGCGACTGGGCAGAGCAGGTCGGGCGAAGGATGTTTGCCCAGGTCGAGCAGGAGGAATGGAATCAGTGGAAATCGGTATCAGAGGAAATCGGCGCTGGCCTGCGCGATGTGGTGGGTAATACCCCCGTCGGGCAGGTGGCGCAGGATATCGTTTACCGCCAGATCCAGCTGATGAAGTCCCTGCCGCTGGAAGCAGCTGATCGCGTGATGGACATACAACAGCGCGCAATGCAGGCGGTTATCACGGGTGAACGTCCGGACGAGCTCTACGAGATGATCATGGCCTCCGGTGACGTGGCCGCCAGCAGGGCGCAGCTGATTGCCCGTACAGAGATTGGACGAGCTACCGGCGCGCTAACGCAGGCCAGAGCCCTTTCGGTTGGCTCAGAGGGCTACTGGTGGCGTATCGAGGGGGCCGGCACGCGCGATTCTCACCGCAAGATGAAAGATAAATTTGTGCGCTGGGATAACCCGCCGACGCTGGACGGTATGACCGGACACGCCGGATGTTTGCCGAACTGCAAATGCTGGCCTGAAGTACAGATTCCTGCACCGAGAAAATGAAAAATACTGCTTTGAGCAATCATTTCATGCGAACTGCAATACCCGCGAAATGTTATGAAAATGTTGTATTCAAAAAGACCGATTTTCAGCCCAGTTAATCGCTACTTTTACGGCTTTAAGGGGACATTTTAATCGAGTTCATTTTCGTCGGTGCGGGTAAGAACCCTTATGTTAAATAGCCCGTTATTTCGAACATTTTTCCCATCTCACAAGGTCGCCTCCGGGCGGCCTTTTTGTTGCCCGTAATCGAGCAGGTAACCCATGAAATATTTCTTCACTACACGCCTGGGCGAAACGCGCTATCTGCAGGCGGACGGCTCGCTGCTGTGTAAAGACGTGCCGATCGCACGTACAGGGACGCAGGTCTATTTACCTGAGGAAATCGACCTCGAACCGGACGGCACCGGCACGGTGACAGTCTGGCGAACAGAAGACGAGGTGTTTTCCCCGGAGACGATGGCGAGCTTTGAGGGCGTAGCCGTCACGCTGGGGCATCCAGAGGACAGTCAGGGCAACATCGTTTTCGTTAACCCTTCTAACTTCGCTGAGCTGGCGCACGGACACATTCAGAACGTCCGGCGCGGCACCGGCGATAAATCGGATCTGCTCATTGCTGACGTGCTGATTAAACGGCAGGAAGCAATCGACGCGGTGAATTCTGGCCTGACCGATGTCAGCTGTGGCTATGACGCGCAGTACAAGCAGCTGGCACCCGGTAAGGGCAAGCAATACCAAATCACAGGTAACCACCTCGCTGTCGGCATCGACCGGGGGCGTGCTGGTGGCCGCTGTGCAATCGGGGATTCCATCCCATCAACAACAAAGGAGAAGCCTGTAATGTCATGGCTTAAAAAACTGGCTCAGGCCATTAAGACGAAAGATGAGGATGCGCTGGCAAAACTCATCGACGAAGCGCCGGATATGCCGTCTGATGGCATGCCTTCAATCCCCGGTTCCTCTATCACTATCAACATTCCTTCACAGGCCACCGCCTTACCTGAAGGCAATCGCACCACTACGGACGAAGGCGATCCGAACAAAGACAAAACCGGCACCGGCGATGAAGAAATTCCGGCCTGGGCGAAAGCGCTGCTGGCTCGTCTGGAAAAGCTGGAGGGTAAAACCACCGACGCCGATCCGGACCCGGGCAACATGACCACCGACGAAGACGAAGAAGAAAACCGCAAAGTGACGGGTGATGCAGCCTTTAAGCGCAACCTGATCGCCGATGCGGAAATTATCTGCCCTGGCTTTCAGCCTGCTGGTGATAAGAGCCTGAAGCGTCAGGTTCTGAGTCATGCAATGCGCACCGGTGACAGCCTGAAATCGTTCGGGGTGGATGATTTCTACAAAGCGCCTAAGGCTACGGTCGACGCGGTGTTTACTGCCGCTGTGGCGCTGCATAAGGCGAAAAATCAGCTGACCCCGCTGAACAACATTACCCGCACCACGGACAGCGGAATCAGCACTAAGCACCTTTCCCCGGCAGAACTGAACAAGGTCAACGCCGAATTCTGGGCAAAAAACAAATAAGGTAAATCATCATGGCAGGTACTGCATATTTAACGCGCATGCCCCTGGGCATTGCCGGGGGCGTTACCCGTCCTCGTGATCTCACCATCGAGCCAGTAAGCCTGGACTACACGAAGCAGTTCGCGTCCTACGGGCTGCCAGGTAAATACGTGAACGATAAATTCGTTCCGCTGGAATCAGGCGACACTATCAGCAAAGTGAAAGGGATTCTGGTTCGACCGTTCCCGATTACCTCTGCTCTGGACCTTGCTTACATTGGTGTGACGGCTAATCAGGTTGGTGACAACCTGAAACGCGGTTACATCTGCGTAACTGCTACCGCAGGCAACGCGGCGACCGCGAAAAAAGGCGATCCGGTTTACGTTCGCGTGGCTGGTGGCACCACTCAAAGCCCGGTTGGCTCCTTTGTGCTGTCTCCGGACTCTACCGCATCAAATACACCTCAGCTGCCAAATGCAGAGGTCATGGGGCCGGGTGAAGCCGACGGCCGTATTGAAATCGCTTATAACATCTGAGGGAATAATTAATGTTTACAATTGACAGAGCGACCATCGACTCCACCGGCGCGTTTCTGGTCGGCGAACTGGAGCGCATGGATCAGACGCTGAACATGCCTTTAGTGTCCTACAAATGGTCACGCGACATGCCGCTGCGCAGCGATATTTCTATCGCTGATGAAGTGTCATCCTTCACTAATACCGATTTCGTCGGCGTTGGTGGTCCAAACCCTAACGGTAAAAACTGGATCGGTAAAAAAGCTACTGCCATTCCTGGTATTGAGCTCGATATTCAGCCTACCCGTAACAACCTCACCTTGTGGGGGCAGGAAATCAGCTGGACGGTGCCGGAACTGGCTTCTGCCCAGAAACTGGGCCGTCCGGTTGATGTCCAGAAATACGAAGGCATGAAGCTGAAGTGGAACATGGACACCGACGAACAGGTTTATATCGGTGATAACGAGCTCGGCGTTGCTGGCCTGCTGAACCTGCCGGATGTTACTCCTGTTGCTGCAGCTGCAGCGTGGACCGCAACCACCGATCCGGATGTGATTGTTCAGGATATCAACCTGGTGCTGTCTGATGGCTGGGTTCGTTCTGGTTATGCGGTCTGCCCGGCAAAAATCGGCCTTGCGCCGGAGCTGTTCGGCCTGCTGGCGAGCAAAAAGGTTTCCTCTGCAGGGAATATCTCCGTGCTGGAATACGTGAAGATTAACACCATCGCGTTTCAGGAAAACGGCACACCACTGGAGATCGTCTCCATGAAGTGGGCCTCCAAGCGTGGCGCTGGTGGCGCGCATCGTATCGTTGCTTACACCCAGGACGAAAAATACGTTCGCTTCCCTATGGTTCCTCTGCTGAACACGCCGCTGGAGTATCGCGGACTGCAGCAGTTGACCACTTACTACGGCAAGCTGGGCCAGGTGGAAACCCCGTATTCCAATACGATCTCTTACCTGGACGTTCCGGCGTCTTAACCTGAAACAGGCGGGGAACCCCGCCTTTTTTATGGAGCAAAAACATGAAATACGTTGTTTCCGGTGGCGCGACTCTCAGCTTTGCCGACGGTTCTAAATTTGAGCTGTCTCAGGGCATCCACGACAGTTCCTCTTTCCCGAAAGAAGTTAAGGACCACTGGGCCTTTAAAGCCTATGCGCGCCCGATTGACGAAGCCGACCTGGCGAACGAGCAGAGCAACGAAGACCTTTCCGCGAGCCTTGTTCTCCTGGCAGAAGAAAATAACACCCTGAAAGCGCAGCTGGCTGAGCATGAAAAAACCATCACCGCGCTGGGGAATGAAAACACAGACCTGAAAGCGCAGCTGGCAGCCGCTCAGGCACCAGCAGGAGGTAAACCTGCCGACAGCACAGACAAAACCGATAACACCGGCGGGGACGCGAAAAATGCCAAAAAACAGCAGGCTTCCGACTAACGAGCAGTTCCGCATCGACTTTCCCGAGTTCGACGACAAAACACGCTACCCGGACCCCTCAGTGAATTTCTATCTGGGGCAGGCCGATTCGCTTCTGAATCAGGACGTACAGGGCGATCAGTTCGTCTACCTGGCCGAACTATTCACGGCTCACTATACGGAGCTGCGCGGACGCACGCTGGCCGCTGCTGCCGCTGGTGGTGTGAACAGCAACGGCGCAGCAGGTGTTGTGTCCTCTAAATCAGTGGATAAGGTTTCAGTGAGCTATGACGTGTCCGGGGTAATCAATCCGGATGCCGGTTTCTGGAACAGCACCGCCTACGGGCGCGAATTCTACTGGTGGTGGTCGATGTTCGGCGCTGGTGGCAGGCAGCTGCTATGAAAAGCGGGTTAACGGTTCGCGCTGATAACGCCGTGGCTGTTCTGGAATCCCTCCGGCAGCTATCCGGAATGGATGTGCTGGTGGGAATACCTGAGGACAAGGCAGGGCGTGAAGATGGCTCCCCGATTAATAACGCGGAACTGGGCTACCTCCACTCGACGGGCGCAACGGTGGAAATCGACGGTACGACGGTCACGCTTCCACCGCGTCCTTTTCTGGATATGGGGATCGAGGATTCAAAACCCCGAACCACTGCGCACCTGAAGGCAGCGGCAACCGCCGCGCTGGAGGGGCAGACTGAAGCAGCTGTGCGTGAGCTGGAGAGCGCCGGACAGATTGCCCGTGATGCTGCAAAAGCTGTTATCGGTGCTGGCGACCGACTGCACCCGCTTTCTGAGAAAACCCTCGAACGCAGACGCGCCGAAGGCATTCCCGGCGACAAGCCGCTGTATGCCCACGGTTACCTGCTGCGCTCAATTAACTACGTCGTGAGGAAAAAATAATGCCTCTTCTCGATGTGAGCGATGTTCTTCTCGATCCCGACTTCATGGACACCAGTCTGGTGTGTCACCGGCAGGTTCAGACGGTGGATGAGGACAATTTCACGAAAAACACCGCTCAGGATATTCCATTCTCTGGCGTGGTGACGGTTGACCGTTCCCTGGAAGCCAGGCGAATGGAGGCAGGCCAGAACATAAGCGGCGCGATCCTCATCGTGACGCAGTTCAGATTAACCCAGGGCCAGCCCGGTTCAGACAGCTCCCCGCGACTTGATGCAGATATCGTGACCTATAGCGGACGCGACTATCGCGTGACGTTCGTCGACCCGTACACCCGTTACGGTGCCGGATTCGTCCAGGCACATTGTGAGCTGGTGGACTTTAACGGAGGGACGCCAGTTGAGTAACGACAGCACCGCACGCGGTTATCTGACGCCTGTTGGGGATCTCCCCCAATACGATGAGGCGCTGGAGCGTGAAATCAGCCGGTGGATTCGTGGTGTTTCTGGCCTGCCGGCTGCGCTTGTTTTCCCCCGATGGACTGACCCGCAGCCGCAGATCCCCAACAACGGGGTGACGTGGTGCGCCTTCGGTATCACTACTGTTCCCCAGCCGTTAAGTCAGTCCGATGTTCAGGTTTCGGAAGAACAGTCCGAGCAATGGACATGGGAGCAGGTCACGGTGATTTGCTGCTTTTACGGCCCTCTGGGGGCCAACATTGCATCAACTTTCCGCGCGGGGATATTCGTCGAGCAGAACAACGCTGAGCTGAACCACTCGGGGCTTTCGCTGGTGGATGCCGGGACTATCTACAACCTGCCAGAGCTCATTAACAACCAGTGGGTGAGGCGATACGACCTCACCATTACGCTTTCCCGTAAAAACATTCGTACCTATAACGTCCGGACGCTGCAAGATGCGCCCGTCTCATTTTTCGGAGACTAAATTATGCCGCAGGGATTACCTGTATCAAACGTCGTCAATGTCGACGTGATCATTGGGCCGCGTGCGGCTACTGGTCGAAACTTTGGTTCGCTGCTCATTCTCGGGAGCTCAACGGTTATCCCGGTCACTGAGCGTATTCGCCTTTACTCATCCCCGGAAGATATCGGCACAGATTTCGGTGTTGATAGCCCGGAATATGAAGCCGCTACGGTGTATTTCTCGCAATCACCGAAGCCTCAGCAGGTATATGTCGGCCGCTGGGCGAAAACGCTGGCATCGGCTGAAAGCGGTTCGACGGAAACGCTGCTGCAGGCCGTGAACGCCGTACTGAATTACACGAACTGGTATGGCCTGGCCGTGGCAGACGATGAAGATATCGACGATGCCGACTGGCTGAGTGTGGCCGCAGCGATCGAGGCTTCCAGTCTCAGCCGCATTCTGGCGATTACCACTGCAGACCCGGCCTCAGTTGATGCGACATCGACAACCGATCTGGCTTACAAGCTGAAGGCTGCAAAATACGCTCGCACGTTTGTGCAGTATTCCACCAGCAGCAAGTACGCCGCACTATCTGCATTTGGTCGCGCGTTTACCGTGAATTTCAACGGCAGCAACACCACCATTACCCTGAAATTCAAGCAGGAGCCGGGGATCACCTATGAAACCCTGACCACCAATCAGGCGGCGGCGCTGGATGCCAAAAACTGCAACGTATTTGTGTACTACCAGAACGATACGGCCATCCTGCAGCAGGGCGTCATGTCCAGCGGTGATTTCTTCGATGAGCGCCACGGGCTCGACTGGCTGCAGAACTACGTTCAGACCAACCTGTATAACCTGCTTTATACCAGCACAACCAAAGTCCCGCAGACCGATGGTGGTGTTACGCGCCTCCTTTCCAATGTTGAACAGTCGATGGATCAGTCTGTCACGAACGGGCTGGTGGCGCCTGGTGTATGGAACGGCGGCCCTATTGGGCAGCTGGATTCCGGCGATACGCTGACAAAAGGCTATTACGTCTACGCGCAGCCGATTTCCGAGCAGGCACAGGCAGACCGTGAAGCACGTAAGGCACCGGTTATTCAGGTGGCCTGTAAGCTGGCGGGTGCGGTTCATTTCGCTGATGTTCAGATTAACGTCGTTCGCTAAGGAGAACATGAATGGCTACTTATTCTTTTATGGACGTCACGGCGTCCCTCTCCGGTCCGACTGGCGAGATTGATCTGGGCTACGGTTCCGCCAGTTCAGAGGAGGGGATCACCGTTGCAATGGGCGGCCCCAAAAACACCATGACCATCGGTGCTGACGGCGAAGTGATGCACAGCCTGCACGCGGATAAAAGCGGCACGGTAACCGTCAACCTGCTGAAAACCTCGCCGACAAACAAAAAGCTGTCGCTGGCGTACAACGCGCAGAGTCAGTCCTCAGGCACCTGGGGGAACAACGTCATTGTGATCCGAAACAAGGTGAGCGGAGACATCATCACGGCGCGCAGCGTGGCGTTCCAGAAACAGCCGGATAACGCCAACGCTAAGGCCGGTAATACGATGCCCTGGGTGTTTGACTGCGGCAAAATCGACCAGGTACTCGGAGAGTTTTAACAGATGGAATGCTCAATCAAAGGCCACGATTACCGCGTGGCAAAACTCAGCGTTTTTGACCAGCTGAAAGTGACCCGTAAGCTGCTGCCGGTGCTGGCGGGCATGATGTCAGATTTCGGGAGCATTCGCTCCCTGCTGCCTGCTGATGGCAAAATCGACACCGTGAAATTCGATCAGCTGAAACCGGTATTTGAAACCCTGCTTCCGCGTATCGCTGAGGAACTGTCTTCCCTGACCGAAGAAGACACCAACGCGATTATTCATCCTTGCCTGGCCGTAGTATCACGTAAGCACATGGACGGATGGACGCCGGTATTTAACAGCGGTCAACTGATGTTCGATGATATCGACCTGCTAACCATGCTGCAGCTGGTGGCGCGGGTGGTCGCCGATTCGCTGGGAAATTTTTTGCCCGTGAGCCCTACCAGCGCGACGGCGGACCAGCCTCAGGGCTAACCCTCAACAGCCTGCCTGACGGGCTGTCTTATCTCCTTGACCCGGTTGACGCCGGGTTAATCCCTTATTACGCGCTGAAGGATGGATCTGTCGATCTGTGCGATATCGCGCTGATGAATGACCACCTGGCCGTTAAGGCTGACAACCAGCGCCGTATAGAGAAATGGAGAGAGGATAATGAACGCTGAGACTATTAAAGATTTCCTCGTCTCGCTCGGTTTTGATATCGACGAAGCAGGTGCGGAAAAGTTCGATTCAGTCCTCGCCGGCACGACCGCAAACGCCATCAAAATGGGGCTGGCCGTCGAAGGTGCTGCGCTTACCGTAGTTGCCTTTACGGCTAAGATCGCCTCCGGGCTCGATAACCTCTACTGGGCGTCACAGCGCACCGGCGCGACGGTTCAGGGGATTCAGTCTATTGGCTATGCGGTTTCGCAGGTGGGCGGCAGCGTGGACGCGGCGCGCTCCTCTCTGGAAAGCCTCTCCCGGTTTGTTCGTAACAATCCCGGCGCGGAAGCCTTCCTGAATCGCCTGGGCGTACAGACCCGTGACGCCAGCGGTAACATGCGCGACATGGCCGCTATCTTTACGGGTGTCGGCCAGAAGCTCAGCAGCATGCCGTATTACCGGGCTAACCAGTATGCGCAGATGCTGGGCATTGACGAAAATACCCTCATGGCGATGCGCCGGGGTGTCGGTGGTTTCTCCGGGCAGTACAGCGCGATGGCGAAGGCTATCGGCTTCAATGCTGACGAGGCGGCCAGAAGCTCCAACAAATTCATGACCTCCCTGCGCGAGTTCGGCGCGATGGCAGGCATGGCCCGTGACAAAATCGGCTCTAATCTTGCTGGTGGCCTGGCGGGTTCGCTGGACACGCTGCGCCGTCATATCCTGGATAACTTCCCGCGTATCGAGCAGACCCTGACGAAAGCCATAAAAGGCATTCTGGCGCTCGGGGACATTATCGGGCGGCTGTTCTTCAGGCTTATTGAGGGGACATCAGACCTTATTACCTGGTGGAAATCACTCGACAAGCAAACGCGGGAACTGATCTCGCTGTTTGGCGCGCTGACGATTGCGCTGCGCATTCTGAACAGCACGTTCTGGATGTCACCTGTCGGCCTTATTACCGCGCTGGCGGCGGGTATTGCCCTCCTGTGGGAGGATTATAAAACCTGGAAGGAAGGCGGCCAGAGTCTGATTGACTGGGGCAAGTGGAAACCGGAAGTCGACGCCGCGCTAAAAATGGTCCATGACCTGCAGGGGACCGTTAACGATCTGGCGAAAGCGCTGGCGAAACTGCTCAACATTGACCCCAAATCATGGTCCCTGAAGTGGGATTTCAGCAACTTCATCGACCAGATGGGCGAGTTCAGCAGGATGCTGAATATGATCGCCGATCTGCTGAACGCCATTAAAGACGGTCGCTGGGCCGATGCGGCCAGTGTTGGCAAGCAGCTACTTAATCAGGGGAGTGATAAACCGTCTGCAATGCCAGAAGTGACGGACAGCGCTAACCAGACGGCGGAGTGGTTGAACGACAAGCTGGGATTTGATCCGCGCAATGTCGGTAAAACCGTCAAAGGCTGGCTGTTTGGTAGCGAGGCTGGAGAGGGCGCGGGATTCATGACGACCAGCGCGACCCCCAGATTGATGAGCTGAACGGCACGCAGGAAAAATCACGTAAAGAGGCTGCTGAATATCACGGCCGTAGTACCGGAGTGCTCGGCAAAATTGCAGAGGGTATTAAGCAAATTGCTGATGGAATGTTCCCGACTGCAGAGGCGGCAGCATTCACCCCCACAGATGCGAGTGGCTTACCTCTTGCAGGCGTAAAGCAGCCGCAGCCATCAAAAGCAGGCTCTGAGTTGCTGGGATGGATGCAACCGATGCTCACCAGCCTGGAACAGCTATACCGGCTTCCGGAAGGTTTGCTGCGCAGTGTGGCCATCACGGAATCGGGCGGAAATCAGTTCGCTGTTTCAGGTGCTGGCGCTAAAGGGCTGTTTCAGTTTATGGACGGCACCGCGCGTGATATGGGCCTGCGCGGGAACGACGTATTCAACCCTGAAAAGGCCGCGCAGGCAGCCGCTAAATATCTCTCACAATTGCTGAAGGCAAATGGCGGTGACCTGAGCAAGGCGCTGGCCTCATACAACTGGGGGATCGGGAACGTGCAGAAGCACGGAATGGCCCTGATGCCGCAGGAAACCCGCAACTACATTCCTAAGGTGTTGAGTAACATGCCCGGGAAGGGAGCGCAGGTACAGCAGCAGAACACCTATCACATTTACGGTGGTGGTGATCCGCGTTCTGTTGGTACCGAGGTCGAGCGCCGGCAGCAGTCGGCAAACGCCCAGGTTATGCGCGGCAATCAAACGAAGGTGGGCTAATGGATATTCTCTCAACTCTCTTTCAACAGCAGACCAGAAAAATAGGGATGATAGTCCCCAGCGTGGTTGTTTCTGAGAAGCACACTGACACGCTGGAGATAACCGAGCACCCGGTCGAGGTTGGGGCCGCCATCGCCGACCATGCCTACAAAAAGCCGTCTGAAGTGGTGATGGAGGTCGGTTTCGCTGGTGGCGGATCGTTGCTGGATTTTGCCAGTAATCTGACGGCTACCAGCCTGCTCGGTCTGAGCCCCCAGCAGACGTATCAGGAGATACTCGACCTGCAGGCGAGCCGTATCCCTTTCGATGTGGTAACCGGCAAACGGCTGTACAGCAACATGCTAATCCGCGCGCTGGAAGTGACGACAGACAAGACAACCGAAAACGTCCTGTCTGCCGTCCTCACCCTGAGGGAGGTTCTTATCTCGCAGACTCAGCAGATCACCGTCGCGGATAAAACCAACATGAAGGACGGGGCCAGCACGTCGGCGGTACTGAATACCGGCAACAAAACTACAAAGCCGCCAAATACCTCGCTGCTGAAAAGCATCACGGGTAACGCGGCGTCATTACTGGGGCTCGGCTAATGGCAATTCAGGAAATTCCGCTGACAGCGGATAACCAGCAATTCAGCATCATCCTGGCAGGTACCACCTGGCGGATTAGCATCACCTGGCGCGATCTGTACTGGATTTTGGACCTGCAGAACGACAGAGGGGAGCCGGTAATCTCCGGTATTCCTCTCGTAACGGGGGCTGACCTGCTGGCGCAGTACGGCTATATGGGGCTCGGCTTTAAGCTGGTGGTTGTCTGTGACGACAGCACACAGGATTATCCGACTAAAACCGACCTGGGCGGCCGCAGTCATTTACTGGTATCAACGGAGTAAGCATGTCACAGAACTGGATGAGACATTTCGAGCTGCAGCTCGTGGACGAGAACGGGCAGGGTATCGAGCTCAGCGATTTTAAAGTGACCTTTACGATCGACTGGTTCAACATCAGCAGCGCGTCACGGGTGGGAACATT